TTTAATTCTTCTAATCTTCCTTCTTTTTCTAATTGTGCTAAACTATTTACTCCTAATCTTGTTAAAATTTCTTGTTGTTTAATAGAATCAGCTAATTGATCAGCTTCCATCCCCAAAGCAGCAGCTAAATCTTCCCTAGCTAGTACATTTAATTTAGAAAATTCTTCTGCTGTTCCGAATTGTCGAGCTAATTCTGCTACTGCTTCTGCTGATTTACCCTCTAATGCTAATGATCTTGCTCTTGACAGTTCAAGATTTCTACCAGTTATTAATTCAGCAGCCATTTCAGCTTCTATTGATTGTTCAAAATCTAAAAGATTACGTGAAATTCCTTCTGCGTCTTTTAATGATAATCCTAATTTATTAGCTTGAACTACTGCTTTAGCTAATGCACCTGTTTGGTAATCATATGAAGCAGATAATGCCCCACTTATACTTAATACTTCAGAAATTACTTTTCTTCCATCTAATCTTATTCCTGTTTGTTTTTCTAAAGCAGCTACTTGATCTAATATTTCCTCTGTTAATTGTCTAGCTGGTTTTTCTTGGGATATTGAGAATTTTGTTAATTTAGCTGCCTCATCTGCCTCCATACCTAACAGGTTAACAAGCTTAGATTGCATTATAACTTGTTCATCTGTAAATCCAGTTACTGCTCCAAGAGTATTTCCTAATTCAATTTGAGCTTTTACTAATTTTTGAGCATTAAGTGTTGAGTCACCAGATGCCCTAGAAATTTGGTCAAAATGTTGAGCTAATTTATTTCCCTCTCTTTCTGAAACCCCTAATTGTTTAGATAGTTCAACTGTAGATTTATTAGTATCAAACACTGATTTAGCTATGAATATAAAAGCGGACTTCATTAAACCACCTGTAAGATTAGCCATATCTTCAGCTGATGTTATAGCTTCAAAAAATCCTACATTAACGGCATCAATACCTTTACCTAAATCTGTAAGGGGACCTGCTAATAAAGGACCTAAACCAGGTATGTCTTTAACACCATCTGCTAATTTATTAACAAAATTACTACCCTTGTCAATTCTTTCAATTTCTTCTCTTATTGCTTCGAATTTTAATAAAACACCATCTGCTGTATCTATAGAATTAAATAATTCTTTATTAATGGCTTCATATGCTTCTTTTTCTGCCCCAACAGCATTAGCTATCATAACATTATTAGCCTCAATTCTATTTAGAATTTGTGCTCTTTTTTGTTCTGCATTAGCTAAATCTTTTACAATCCCCTGTCTTTTTTTTCTATCCTTAAGATCTTTTTTATTAAAGTTTGCAAGCTTACTTAATGATTTACCTAAATTATTTACATCTGTAGATGCATTTTTAAAAGCCGCAGATATTTCACCACTCTCCTTTCCTGCTTTTTGAATTTCATCATTATATGTCTTAACCCTATCAACAGCCCTTGTAATTGAGGAGTTTATACTCTCCTGGGCTCTAGCTGTTCTTTCAGTATTGTCAGCTACTTGCTCTGAGCGTTTTACGTCATCATTTGTAGGTCCTATAGCCATTAATTGGTTTTATTATAAATATTGGAAAAATATATTTTTATTTATAGCTTGATTTCTTTTTAAAATTTGGGGGGTTAATTCTTCCAGAGTCATCTAATATGTTTTTAGTTGTTTTACCTCCTTGCCTTCCACTTCCTTTATTTGCTTTTTTTATAGCCTCAGCTTCAGCATCTTTCCACTTTTTAATTTTATCAAAAGTAAATCGTCTTAACCAAATAGGCATATTAAAAACTGTAGCCCAATCATATCCACCCCCACCATGAAATACTATTTCGTGGATTTGGTTATATAATGATTGATGATATTGAAATGCTTCTTTAGAAGTCAGGCCAAAAAAAGTTGAGACCAATCGGGATGGTTCTTGATTCTTTAGTACCTCGGGGAAAAAAAGTCAGATCTACGTCTGGTTGTATTTTATTAATATACTTTCTTAAAGCTCTTGAATCCTGAGCTAATAATGCTTTATCTACAAAGCTTCTTATAGTTGGTGGATCCGAATCTCCATTTACAGATGTTATTTGATGTTTTAATCTAGTTGATATTGATGGGTCTGCTTCTTTATTTACTTTTTGCAAACCTTCAATTTCTTTATCTATTTTTTGTTCATCTTTATGAGTCATTAGTTTAAATGTAACCTCATTACCTGATTGAGGTAATTTAAAAGAGAATTCATTTACACCTTGTTTAAATAGTTTTTCATCTAGTTTTTTATTATCTATTTTAGATAAATCAATTTCTTCTTCTTCCCCATCCCATTTAAATTGATATTTAGCTCCATATCCTAATATCCTAGCTGCTATCATAATAGCGTTTTTATCACCAATTAATAAATCATTATAATTAATCTTTGATACTATTAATGATTTTAATAATCTATCTATTACTGTTCCTTTTGCTATGTAATTTTGGTTTGCTAATATATCTTCTTCCTTAGCAGTCATATATTTCATTTCAATTTGACCACTTGATAGAGGGTTATCTTCAGGATATAATAAACCTTTAGAAGGTAATTCTACAATTTCTGTAGGTATTTTGAATTCTTGCATAATCTATTTGTTAGTAACTTATTATCTATTTGTTATACATATGTAACATACAAAAAAGCTTGACCGGAGCCAAGCTATTTTGAAGGAAATATCAGGGAGTGTAAAATTTTTAGAAATTTAAAATACAATAATCTGGTTGTACTTCTAATTCAATTTCTTGAGCAGCACTATCATCATCCCAATTGTAATCCCCAAAATTGGCTGATGTTATTAATGCTCCTTTAATTATCCATTCAGATACTACGTCACCTACTGGTCCTAGTATGTTCATGGTTAAATCTTTTTTATAGAAATCACTGTATCCATCTCTACCAGTTACAGATTCATGGTGTAACCTAACCCATTCCATTACTGATTGAGCACCAGATGGTGTTATTGGATCAAATAATGTCATTGAAATCGGCCCCCAAGTTGTTTTACCTTTAACAAATCTTTGTACATTTATATGATTTAATGCAATTGCTTCTTGTGATAAATTTACGCCTCCTACTCCTTTAATTTGGTAAGATTGCATACCTTCCACTATCATGATAAATCTATTCTTTTGTTTTGGCTCGAATGCTGTGAAAAATATTTCGTTTGATTGTAATACTGGCATTTTGTCTTATTGTTTTATTTTATTATAAATATCTAATTTTCTAATTTTTATGCTGGAAATGTTGCTCCAGTTGGTAATATATTGAAATCTAAGATTATAAATTCAGCTGTTTTAGTTGGTTGTAAATAAATTTGACCAACTAATTGATTTCTATCAATTACTGCTGGGGTATTATTTGTATCATCCATTACAACTTTAAATGCATATAATCCTTGTCTTTGTTGTACCGATTCTAAATATGGATTAACTTGACTCAAGAAATTACTTCTAGTTACTATTGTATTTTGTTCAAATACTAAATTATCTGAAACTTGTCCTATAAAGTTTTTAAGAGCAATCATTAATCTTCTAACATTTACTCTATCTAAAGCACTTGATTTTTTCTGTAATGTTTTCTGACCAAATACTACAACACCTTGTCCTGGGAATGTAGCTATTGGGTTAACATTTGCTTCATATAAAGTATCTCTGTTACTTACTGTTAATCTTCTTTCAGCTCTAATTACTTGTCCTAGTGCTCCTCTTGTTATACCTGCTGGTGCAAACCATGGATCGCTTGAAGCATCTGTGAATGCATATACACCTGGTATCATTGTTGAAGCTGGTACCCAAACTATTTCTGCTGTATTTGGGTCAATTACTTGAAGCCAAGGCCAATATGCTGCTGCATATGAACTATCAAATCCTGCTGCTTGAGTTGTTACTGTAGCTAATGCTGTATCATAATTTACTAAATCTACTATAAACATACTATCACCTCTAGCTTGTGTATTTGATATTGCTGTGCTAATTGTTGATGTTTGTAATGCATTTGCATTTATTAATCCTGGTGTTGTTAATACATTAAATTTATAATCATCTGTATTGGCCATTAATCCAACAGCTGATGTATAATTGTCACCTACTAATCCTTGACTATCTGTGTTATCAATATCACTGTAGAAATTCATTTGTCTACTAAATCCTGCTAAATCTGGGATGTTAGATCCAATTGCACCATCTAGTGATGAAGATTGTGGGGCATCTGGTAAACTTGCTGTGAATTCATTTTTAGCAACTCCTGCATTATCAAAATAGTCAGGTGTTAAATTATTAACAGCTTTTACTCTTACATAAGCAGATGCGTTAGGATAAGTTCCTGTTTCTTTTATATAATAATCAGTACCATCTGTTGCTACTGATTTATCCATATCACCTATTACTTTAGAGATAAAGTTTGGTGAATTTGGGTCTAATGATAAATTATTATACGATTCTAATACTATTTTTTGGTTTGCATCATCATCTCCTCTTCTAATTATTAATGAAAAAGTTCCTGATGAAGTGTTTACTGTTGGTATTTCCCATCTAAGGTTATCAATTGTACCATTTGTTAATGCTCCTGCACCACCTGATACTTCAGTATGACCTGAATTCATTATTGAACCTTCAGAAATTGTTTCTAACTGGAATGGTGAAGCGTTTGTTAAAGCAACTCCTCCTGGAGCACCTGAACCTGTATTCATACCTCCATCAGTATCAGCTTTTGCTGAACTAGTTGCTGGTAAGAATGATTGACTTACTACACGAGTAACCCATAATGAATTTCCTCCATTTGAGAAATAATTATTTGCTGCTATAGATGTTAGGAAAGAGTAAGGACGAGAACCACTCATTTGATACGTTCCGAATATAGTGTTAAATTCACTATATGAAGTAACTAATGTAGGGATAGTAACCGGTCCTTTAACCGTTGGTCCTATTATAGACGCACCTACCTCAGTTGGTAATGGTGCTATAAAAGATTGGTCATTTTCTCTTTGTAAAACGCCAGGGGATAAAATAGTTTCTGCCATCGTAATATATTATTTTTAATATTGTTTTATTATAAATATTAAAAACCTTTTCAAAAAACTATTCTGGTTTGATAAACTCGCCAGTTTCTAAATCTATGGTGCCTTCACCGTATTTTTCTTGAAGTTCTGTTGCTAATTCTCGTTGAGAACTTCGTTGATTTTTAAATTCTTGTTCTACAGATTCTTTTCTTTCTTTTAATTCAATTTCTGCCGCTGCTATTGATCCTAAATTTTCAATTGAAACAGCTAAAGAATCTTGTAAATTTTTTAGTTTTTCTACTTCTTTTTTAGATAACTTAATATTTTGCATATTATTTTTGTTGGTTATAAATATATATAAATTCTTTTAAATCAATAAGTTGTTTCTTTATAGGTAAATAAGATTTTTCATTTTTTAAACATCTATTAAAACCTTTTTCTGATGTTGTATTAATATCTAATTTTAAATCAAATACATCAGCTACTATTTCAGCTAACTCAGATTTAGTTATACAACTACTACATATTACATTTTCTATTCCATAATCATTCCAATTAGATATTACTTTTAAACAATATTTAGCCCATGTTAAAGTAGTACTACCATTCCATCTTGCATTTTCTGAGAATGAAGCGTTTTCTGTTTTTTGTAAAAACTCAAATAAATAAGGTTTTGGTTTTATCTCGGGACCTATTATAGAAGATCTAATAATTTTAGTATTTTTTGAATTATTGTTTATCCAAATACTAGCATTAGTTTTTGATGCAGCATATAATCCCATTTCGTTATCACTATCGGTGCCTGGGTATATTATTCTA